TGTTCTTACGTAATTTCTTGCCATTTTATTCACTCTCCCTCAAAGACTCGACCTGCGAGTTGATGTACTTCATCCCAAGACATTTGTGCTAGGTCAGAAGTTGATGGAACTTCATGTTGTGGTGCAGCAGATTTTTGTAGTGTTTCTCCTACTTCTGCTGGTGTACCAATACTATCAATTCTTTCTGATAGTTCAGCAATTGCTTTTGTAATAGCATCTAAAGGACCACGAGCATCGTAAGATGCTGCTTCTGCTTTTGCTATTTCTTCTGCACGTTCTGATTGGTATCTTGTAGCAAAATCGTTTTCCAAACTGCTGCGGAATTCTTGTTCAAGAGCCGCTGCTTTGTAAACTTCATATGCTGCTTCTACATCAGATGCATCTAAATCTGTAGGATTCAAGAAATCTGATTTCTTTACATCTCCACCGCTGTTGAGTTTAGGGATTGCTCCTGTAGATGGATTTCCTCCTTCTTGTTGACGTAGAGGTGCTTGTCCACCATTAGTTACGTCACTACCTTGTAATTCACCGGGCGTTGAACCCATGTTTTGTTTTGCAACTGAATCACCATCAAAGTGAGCACGAGCAGCCATTGTGTCTACTCCTGCACTCTTTAGAGTATCTTCCATCCAGTTTAGGTAGTCGGATGTAATAACATCAGAATATTCTGTATCAGATTTTTTCTTATCATCTTTCGATTCTGCTTTTTCATCCTTGCTTTCATCTTTTTTATCTTCAAGGAAAGCAGGTTTTTCTCCTTTTTCCATTGAGTCAAGACGTGACTCTAATCGAGAGAGCACGTCGGTCATCTGGTTCATTGTATCATCTTCTGTCATTTTATTCACCTTGTTTTTTTCTTCTTGTTTATCTTCCTTTAATATTCTGAATGTTGCTTCCGGGTTTATTCCTTTTTCACAAATTGTGATTTCATGGAGTTCGAGTTTACTGATTTCTTGATAATCGCCATGTTTAGGGTCTGATTTTCTGACTCTCTTGAATGCCTGTCCACCGATACTAAAGCCACGTAAAGCACCTTTTCGTATTTCGGCAGCGACTTCTTTGGCTTTTTCAATGTCGTCACGTAGTTTTATTACAACAAACATTCCGACATCGTCAACTTCGCTTTTCCACAACCTCCCTTCGCTATCCGTATAATTTGGAATGACATCTCCTACTTGTATATTTGAATGTGCTAACTGTACGTTTCTATATGATGGATTTTGCATGAATTTTGTAAATCCGTCTTTTAACGCTCCCTGTGTTATTAAGTCCCCTTGCTTGTCTACCAGTTCAACACTGGCATATCCTGCAACAATGAGTTCATTCCCTGCTTTAAGCAAACTGATAGGTTCATCAGAAGGTTTGTACTGGAGTCTCGGCTGCACACTAATTCCTGTTTGGTTTGTTATGATACTTATATGAAACGGTTCAATAAGTGTCTAAGTCTTCTTCTATTTCTTCATGATTTTCTTCAGAAATCTTCATTTTTTTGTCTCTACCGGGATATTTTTCAGGTTTTTCCATATCTTCAGTGGGTCTTTCTTTCATATCCCAGTCAGGCATACTTTCTTCAGACGTTAAACGAGTAGGACCACGAGGACTTTCTATCTGTGCCCCTACGTCAATCCCTAGCCCTCTACCAGCCATATTACTGTGCCCTTTTTCTAAAACGTCTAATGCCCTTGCTATCAATTCTAATGTTTTTAACATCTGCTCTCTTTTTGGTTTCATTATCCTAGATTCATCATCAGCATCAATAATACCTGCACTTTCAACTTCAATTTTTTTATCGTTAGGTTTACTCGGCATATTCATATCAACTTTAGATGTAAGGCGTTTCTTTTTTTCTGCTTTCCACATTTGACGAAACGCAGGTTGCCAATATTTTTCTAAACTTTTGGCTAATGTTAATGGATAATTATCATCATACAATTCCCCTAACATACTTTTAGGATTCAAAACGTCTAGTAATACCCCGTCATCTAAAATATCATATTTCACAATGTCGTCAGCAAAATGTAATATGAACTGTTCATTTTCAATTTCCATATCAAAAGGAATATGATAATCATCGTATGACTTAGTCATCATAATCCATTTCGGATGTTTTTCTTCTCCTTTCATATATGTAGATTTAGCATCTCTTAGTAATATCTTTTTATCTTTATTATCAGATAGTAAATCTTTCACTGCATTTTCAAGACCATCTTCGTCTGTAATTTTTAAAGTTGAAGGACCAAGCACATGAATAAAATTATGACTTTCAAACTGACCTCTAAGTAGTTTCATTCTATCTCTAGTATCTAAATCGGTCACATCTGTCCCATCGTAATGCATTACGTCACTGATGAAAATACCTTCGTCATTCATAATGACATCTATAACATAATTTTTACTAGTAATTTTTCTAAAATACTTATCCATTTCACTATAACTATCTACTCTTTGTGCATTTCCATCAGTTAAAGTAATTCTGTTTCCTGTTCTTTTTACTTTCAATCTTTTACCATCTTCTTGTATAGAAGCCACCCATTCACCAGTAAATCCTCTTAATTGTTCAATATCGGTAATTTTGAATATTTTATGTAAAGGTTCTATTAAAGGCATTTCTATAGGCAATTCGGCTTTAGCCACATGAGATATATCAGCATAAACAAGTTCGTCACTTTGAGAAGACGTTTGAGGATTTTCATGTATTTGAGCCGATGTTTGGTCTCCTAAAACGACATTTGTATTCATTTGATGTTGTTCTTCCCCTAATATATATGGGTAAACACCAGCAGGTGGCGGAACATGAGCACGAGGTGTAGCATAATTCCCTATGTTTATATTTCCTCCTTTGGTGAAATTAAATGCGAAATTTGCTTGTGAGTTTGTCATAGTACTTGCTATTGGAGCAATACCGCCACCAGTATATACTGTAGATAAGGTTCTACCTTTCTGTTCATGATGTGGATGTATTTCTACTTCACCTTGTGAAAAACTTGGTCTAGTTATTGTTTTTTCATCAGTCGGGTTGGCTAGTTTTTCATCATAATCAGCATCATAAACTATAACACTGTCTAACATGTTATGTAAATTGTCTTTATGCTGTTTTTTCCCTACATTCATACCACTTCCTATTTCACCGTTCTTTTCATAGACTAAACCGTAATCATTTTTTAATGAATCAAATTGTGCACTCTTTGGAGAAATATTCATTTTTTTATGTATATCTCTTATGTGATTATATATTGGATGAGTTCTATAATGCTCGTTTCTTACTTTAGTAGGATTTGGATGTAAATCAAAAGAGCCACCTGTTGCTAGTTTACCTCTTGATATTTTTTTAGGTTGCATATCAAACACCATGTTACCTTCTTCATCTTTTACTAAATTACCAAATTCATCTCTTTTAGGTATTTTTTCTAAAGTAGGCGGTACGGCTTGCGATGCTTTTCTATAATGACTTGCAAGTAGTTCTTGACGTTCTTTAGAATTATTAGTTTTATCCCAAGTATCTTCATAGATTTGTTCCCCATTTTCATCTATCATTTGTTCCCCATTTTCATCTAATTTGGGTATTTTTGAAAGATTTGGATGCTTACTAAGCAATTGTCCTAAAGTCATAACTTTATTATTTTTACCAATATGACTGTTTATTAATTGTTGAGCATACATTAAATTATCTGGATTAAGTTCTAAACCAAGTTTTTCTACTAAATTTTGTGCAGTTAAATTAGAATTACCATATTCATCGTTACCAAAATCATTCAAACCAACTCCATGTTGACTCATTATTTTCTGTATATCGTCATGATGACCTTTACCTGTTTTACTAAGTTGTTGCATAGTCTGCGATTCACTTTCACCTATTACACTACCATAACTTTTCAAATTATGCACTTTATGAGGTACAGTTAACAATCCAATTTCTGCATCGTGCAATAATTGTGCCATGTTAATTTTGACTTGGTGTGCCCCTACTACATCTGCATTAAAAGCATCTGGAAAATTTTCAAGCACTTTAGGTAACAAATGTTCTTTAGCAAAATCCAATTTAGCATGTTCATCTCTTACTCTCCCTTCTTCTTCGTGGTCAAAACGATTTTTTTCTGCACTGAAACTATTAGAATAATGCTTATCTTCTATCACGTTTAGTTGATTTTGTACATGATTTATTTCTTCATCTAACTCTTTTAATCTATTTTTTTCACTAGTATTTAACGGCTTATAGATAGCAGAAGTTCTACTAAAATCATTTAATGGACCTTTATCATAATCTTGTTGTGTTGAGCCAAATTTCTCATATGATAGACCTGCTGAATCTCTTCTAGTTTCTAATTCTAATTTTTCTCCTTTTAATTGTTCTAAAAGAGAACCTATGTCTTCAACAGTACCTTGTTGTATTTCTTGATTATTTATCGGTGATTGTGTAAAATCATGTATCTCATCTGCAAACTCTTTTCTCCCAACTTTAGTTGACAAAGCAAGTAATTCTCTTAATTGTGACTCGTCAATATCTGTATTTATTTTTAATTTTTTAATATTTTCAGGGCTTAAAATATCTTTACTCTTAAGGAATGTATTAGGTTTCCCATTATTATGTAAACCAAAATCAAAACCCCAAAAATCACCAATATCATTTTTTTGCCTTATATCTGATACAATATCACTACCTCTATGACTCATAGCATGGCTCATGCCTAATATTTGTTTTATTTTCGATAGATTGTTAATTTTACCATCTGAAATGAAAGAATTGACTCGATTACTAACAACGTAGGGGTCGTGTAAAACATGTGGATTTTTACCATGTGTATTAATAAAATATGCATCTCCACCATCTATGTCGCCAAATTTATCTCTTCTTTTACCTTGATTGATTACATCAGGATGTCTAGCCGATATACGGTCAGTATCATTTTTATCATTTAAACCGGGTGATAATGTTACATTACCATTTTCATCTTTTCGAGTTCTAATAGAACTTGAACCGTGTAAACTCATTATGTCTTTTACCCCTTTATGTATTCTTGCACCTGCTGGTAAATTACTAGGTAGTAAAAAACTAATTAAACCTGTTATTTTTTCATTGTGCATCAAAGGGGATAAAGTACTACTAAATGATTGAGATTTACCTTGTTCATTAATATCGTCTAAACTTTGTCGTCTTTTCTCACCAAAAATAGATTTTGAATATACTTCACCGACTTTAGCGTTTTTATTTACATAGTGTGCATGATGGTCATGTAAAATAGATAAGAACTGAGTATCAGATATACCATGTCCACCCCTTGTATCGTAAATGTCATGAAACATTCTACCTAAACCTTCAAGTTTATTTTCATCTTTTTCACTTGTTAAGAATCCTTTATCTACACCGTATTCCGTTATTCCATCTTCAGATTTAGGTAAATCTTCTTTTCTAATACCATTAGAGCCTATCCTAAAAGGTTTTGAAATATTTCTAATATTTTTAGATTTATTAGATAAACTTCTACTATGTTCATAATGTTCTTTTACTGCTTGCATTTCTTTGTTAGTAAAATATGGTGTATTTCGCAAAGGTAACATGTCATGTTTTCCCCTTTCACTATAAGTAATACTACCATCCTCATTTGTCTTTTCGTTGAAACCGAGAAAATTAACCATATCATTCCATTTCCATTTATTTCCACTTCTTTCCATCACTTCGTTTGCATGTGCATTTTCATTAAGATTTCTATGAGGTGCTTTTTTCCCTTCAGCCCAATTTGTATATGCTGACCATAAAGGTGATGCTTTACCTGTTTTTTCACTTAAATTCATTTCTGCTGGTGTTTTATCTAATTTTCTATAATAATCTGCCCAATTTAAAATTTCTTTAATGTGCTTTTTATTTAAATTACCGAACTCAATACCCGTTTTACTTAAAGAAGGCCATTTGATAGCATTATTTTCTACAGCGGCTCTTTTTTCTCTTAAAGCAACTTGCCCCCAAGTTTCACCATCAAGATTTCTACCATCTTTGTATTTTTGATTAAAACTGTTTTCAGTAGTGAATTTTTTCATTTTACCATTTTGATAATAACCATTTATCCCATGATGCTCTAATAAATCAGATAAAGAAAGATTATTATCACCTGTAAGTGCGTTTTCAGCATCTTGTCGGCAAATATCATGACCTAGTTCATCCATTAAATATTGTGACATTACACCTTTGTTAAACTCGTCATAATTAGGATGACGTGCATCATCGTGAGTAAAAATTAAATTATCTAAAAGATGATTTGCAAAACCTAATGTTCTCGATTTATCTTTAAATTTTAATTTTTCATCTTCAAATTTAGCAGAAAGATTAGGGCCAGCAAAATTTGGTGCTCTTTGTGAATGATTTAATGCTGGTATTACACGGCTCATCATTTGAGTTTTCAAATAACTCATATTTAATTTACCGTCAGAAAGTTGTATAACTTGCTTATCAGCATTATCAGTACCATGTTCCATCAAATGATTAAAAACAGTAGTTCTATCTTGTGGTGATAAAAATTCTATACCTAATGCATGTGTAAGAAAACCAACACCATGATAATGATTATCACCATGCATTTCACCAAGACGATTTTGAACTATAGCAATTTGTTCTTTAACATCTTCAGGCCATTGTTTCCCATTCGCAACATAATCTTGTCTTAGTTCATCTTCAACTTTTTTAGTAATTTCACTTTCACCCAAACCTTGAGCCGCCAAATATTCTTTGTATGTTTTATCAGGTTTAATAAAATCTTTACTTTTAGATTTTTCAGCCCAAGTCATAAGATGAGTTTTCAATATCTCATCATCACTCATTTCACTTACTTTTTTAGTCCCTTCAAATAAATTATCTAACTCTCTACCATCAAATTCAGTATCTAAGTTATTCATTTTGAATTGTTCTAAAGATTTAGCATGTAATTGTGAACCATTTAATCCCCCGTTTTGACTAGTCTCACCTATAAATGGATGGTAAATTTCATTTTTTTGTACTTTATCTTCATCAGTATTTACATTTTTTATGTTTGTACCTAAACCAGTTGGTTTCACAACTCCACTCACAACCGGATTTTTAGATTTTTTATGGTGCTCATAATGTTCTTCTACCGCTTTTTTCACTTTATCTGCTTCACCACTTAAAACGTATCTAATAGAAGTATCTAAATGTCTTGGTAAACCATTAACTGGATGTTGTTCTACCATAGGATTATTGTTATCGAAAAAATGACTTATACCGGATTTCGTAGTAGGCCATAAAGAAGCACTTTCGCTTAAACTTCTTCCTTCATCTAATAAATATTCATCAATATTACGAAAATTGGCTTCATCGGCAGCAGACTGTCTCCCTTTTACATTACCTTTCATTCTACCATAATCTTCTTCTCTACTAACTTCATTTACAACTCTTTTAGTAGGAGGAGGATTCCCTTGTTCTATCCATTGTGTTGGATTTAATTTTGATTTTTTAAAACGAATATCGTTAATACGCATCAAAATATCATCATCATCAAAATTCGTTTTAAACGGAGGATTTCGTTGACTTCTCATTTCTTTTAATTTTGCAAGTATTTCGTTATTAGATAAATTAGGATTACTATTCACCAAATCCTTGATACTGATATTATCTATTGGTAAGTTTTCAAGATTAATTTTTTCTTTAATGATATAATCAGGTCTTATTTCACTCGCCATTTTAAGACAATATTCATCTATCCACGACTTAGTGAAAGATATGTTTTTGTTTTGGAGATTGATAATAGTATTTGATAAAGAAAGTAATTCATCGTCATAGTCTTCATACTGTAAAATACTTTTTAAAAAATCATTTCTGTGCCTTAAGTAAATCTCGATGTCATTTTCTTGCACAAAATCATCTCCTTAACCCCATTTTAATTTACATTGTCAGGGCATTTATAAAAAGGCATATCATCATATTTTTGACAACCAATTGTAACATTACCCCCACAGACTTTACAATCATGTATAGGTATCGCTTTATTTATAATTTTCACTATTCCCATAAAATTCACTCCAAATCAGAGCCAGTAGGAGATTTTCCACCCATGTCATCTAATTTGATGTTTAAATCATGAGGATTAAGTTTTTTATTCAAAGTTTCAAGATTAGGTGTTTCATTTATTGCACCTGAGTTTTTTACAACTTCAGAATCTAAAAGAGCATTGTTAGTTCCATAGAATGCATTTCTTGCAGATTCACCGGATACTATGTGGAATTCTTGACCCATAGGTTGTGTAGAATGAGATGTTTCTAAATGAACTGTGCTTTTTTTCATATCACCGTATTTTTTCACTCCACAACCAGTTTTTTGTAAACAATTTGCTTTCATCATTCCACATGTAGGGCATTTTTCTGCTTTTTCTAAAACATCTAACCTTTTAACCAAAAGTTCCGCTTTCGTCATCATGTCTTTTACTTCTTTTGCTACTGGTTCATATCGAGGTTTCATTAATACAACTCCTTTACTTCTCTATGTTGTTCGGCCATTTCGTGTATATCGGCCCATGTCATGTCGTGAATTTCTTCATTTGTATAAGAATCAGGGTTAGCAGAATCAGGTATGTCAGATTTAGTAAAAGTATCTGCTCTAAAAGCATCAGTTTCTACATCTTCAGAAAAAGGTGTACGTACTGGTACAAACCCTGCTTTTTTCAGTATTGCTTGTGGAGAATTAATCATTTTTCTTAAATTTATAATTTCATTGTCCATTGATTCCATTTTTGTAATCAAAGTATTCATTAATTTTTCAGTAACATCGTTATCTGCCATTTAATCACCTATCTATACACGGCGACCAAATGTTCCTGTAACTTTTTTTATTGCACCATGTGTTCGTGCAGGTGGCATGTAACCCTTTAGCACATCACCACGTTGTGAAGCATCAAATTTACTACCAGTTTCATTAAATTTAGCAAGTGGAACACCACCAACAAATTGTGCAGTGCCAGTCAAATCAATTAGATTTTCACTCTTTCTAACTATATCTGTTAAATCGTTATCTAAATAATTTGCAAACTTAATAATTTCAGATAAATGTGCTCTTGCTTGCACCTCATCGCCTTCTTCTACCGCACTGGTAAATGCTTGCTGATGCACACCCATTTTTCTAACCATTGAATCCATTTTTTGTAAGTCCACTTGTCTCACCTATGCACGTCGAGTGTATACCTGTTATTTTAACTAAGCCCCTTTAATCCGCCTAGAATCTTGTAAACCCTTCTGATTCTTCTCAGCAAGAGTAGGTTGTGGACCTCTTTGTTGAACACTAGAAATAGGAGAGCCGATGCCACCACTAGTTCTTGCTTGTGGCCTTGCTGGACTACTTGGAGTTCTCAATCCAACACCTTCACCTCCGGGTTGTGATGGAGGGACTATCATACCTGCCATTCCTCCTCCCGGCGGTACTCCCGGTGGCATTGCTCCTCCCGGTGGCATTGCTCCTCCCGGTGCAGGTGGCATTGCTGGATTTCCACCTTCAGGCGGTGGTATTTTCTTGTATGTAAATCTAATATCTCTATCACCATCTTCCATCAATTCAGGTTGATAACCAAGCATAACCATTCTTTGTGCAAGATTAACTTCCATCTCATCTCTTCTAAGTCTAGTGATTTCATCTTCTTCTTCATTTGGATATAATGTTAGTTTCCAATCATGAACATTCATTTGTTTTAACATTCGTGGAAATAAAACATCTGTGTAAACTTTCTGACCAAATTCAACTGCTCTATTGGTAACAAGTATTTGCATACCTTCGTTATTCAAACCACCACTTTTACCATTATCTATCATGAAAATGCTACTAACTCCGAAATATGCAGCAATGCGATTTCTTATTTCATCTCTCACCGCAATATACTGCATTTCTTCAAGAGTATCCATGAACTTAATCCATTGAACTCCACCTCTACCAGTTTGACTTTCAATACCAACTTTAGGAATGTAATGTGGGTCTCTTTCCATTTTCTCATCAACTGTTTTCCAAAAAGATTTCATTGATTCTAAATTATCAGTAGTGACGGAAATTATACCTTTTGGACTTCTTCTTTTTTGGTATGCTGTATACATATAATTATCCATTGCAGTAAGAGTCATTGCCTGTCTCCACAAAGTGTTCACCGGACTTCGACCATACAATTTACTTGGATTATATTTACTAATATGAATAACTTCTCCTTCTAAATAATACTGCGTTTTTCCGCTTCCCGCCATATTAACATAATGAGCATCTTGTTTAGTATTACCACACACAGTACAAGGTTCATCTTCACCCGGATAAGATATTTGGTCACGATGAATTGGACATACTTTGTACCTTCCACCTCTAACACCTCTTTTATCTGCAACAATTCTCATAAAGATTGGGTCTCCTCTCATTACTTCTTTTACTCTGTAAAAACCTATTTCAGAAGTTTTAGGGTCAACATAGTATTCTTTTATCAGTATTAGGAAAGCATCATCAACTACATTCAAATCTCTTTCAATTTCATGTAAAATTTGTATGAAAGATTGTTCCATTGAATTTTCTTGTTTTAATAACCATTTAGCGTAGATTACCTCATCTACATTTGGTGGTACTACTTCTCCACCACATTGAACACACGCCTCTACTTCTTGTGTATATTCTTCTTGACATTGTGTGCATTTAAATTGAAAATTCTTTTCCCAATAATAGCCTCTTCTAAAAATTTCTTGACCTAGTTTAGATATAACAGTACGAAGAATTAAATTTTCATGAGAAACTGCAAAAAGTGCAGGTATAGTAATACCTTGTGCTAAAACAGGTTCTTGTATCCCAGTAGTATAAAGTGGCATTTGCGGTTGAGGAGTAGTTCTTCTACGATTACTCCCAGTTAACCTTTCAATGAATCTACCAATCACACCTTTTTCTTCTTCGGCCACTATAATCCCTCCTTCCACTTGGCGATATCGTCAGAAGCGACACCCCATTCTGTTAAAAGGTCACTTGCCTTAATAGTATCATCACTCCAATTGCTGTATTTAACTAATTTTTGTAACTCTTCTTTTCTCACACTATCAGTTTCATCGATAAAAGCAAGTACCGCTTTGGCTTGTAAATCTTTCATTTTTAAATGTGGGAGTATTTGAGTTAATAATTTACGAATGTCACTTTTAGAATAAAATTGTAAACGATGCTGACTTCTTTGACTATCTTTGTATATTTTTTGGTCTAGTTGTAAAACACCACAACCTAATGTTTTTTGTAACTGCTCGCAATGAATTTTACCTCTTGAACCTGTAGCAACAAATCCTGCTCTTGGCTCTCCTCTTTTAGTTATAGAAATATAACCATCAGCATCTAAAAATCCTGCCGCATATGCATACGGGTCTTTCAATATTAAACCTGACTTATCCATTTTGACAAAAGTTCCTCTTTTACCTCCTGCAATTATGTCAACTTCTTCACCATAAACACTGATTAGTTTTGATAATTTCATTGGTGTCATACTTTTGTGTAATATTTTAGCATCAGATAAATTTTCAAAAAGTCCTCTACCTGACATTGAACCTCTTTCTGTGAGTAACTCCGCACTTTTTATCAAAGCATCTGTTTCTTTTTCAGTTAACTTATCCATTTGATGCAATGTAGTTTTCCATAATTTTTTAGCATCTTTTCTGATATTCATCGCTTGCACCCAAGCCATTTCTTCTTCTTTACCCCAAACTTCTACATGTTCATCGAGTTTAGAAAGTAATTCATCTGCTTCTTGCCATTGATTACATGCACGAATTAAACTAGCCTTTCTTGTATCGCCAAATTTTCTAAGTGATTTTAAATCTCTATCACTCAATCCAAATTTATGTATAACATTTTCATAACCTTCGCACCATGAAACAGATTCTAATGTACCTCTTACTTCCAATGCTTTTAACATTCTAACATCGTTTATCATACCATCGATTTCTTCTTTTGAATGTTTATTATGCCTTCTTGCTTTTTTTAATCTACCAACAAAATCAGATGCTGTACAACCTAAGTGTGTTTCAAACCACCCTTCGCCGTTATCTGCAAACATCTGCATACTAAGACCACCTACTTCTATTTTCATTTTCTTCTTTTATTATCGTGTCATTCAAGGTATCACCCAATCGTTATTTCTTTTCCCGCTGTCAAACCACGAATCAAACGCCGGCATGACATCATCTAGTAGCATAACACTTCCCTTAAATTCTTTTGTGGCCCAATTAGCCAAAGCAAGGCTCATTGCTAAGTCATCGTGTACTCCCACGCTTTCTAATTTACCATTTTTCTGCATACCAAAGCGATTTAATTCTTGTTCCAATTTATGTGTATATGTCCTACTTCTTTCATCTCCATATGGTAATTTGATATGTCCTTGTTCAAAAGCAAGAAGAAGGCTCATAAACAGAGATTCTTTTTTAGTTCTTGTAGTCATAAATACTCGAATAGGCATGTCTGCTGCCATTTCTCTCATTTCCGCTTCTAGCATTCTTTGGAAATTGTTACCTTCAAGTTCAATCAAATCAGGGCTAAAACGACTATTTAACATGACCATCATTCTTTTCTGAGCCATTGTACTCATCCCTCTTTCGTGTACAACATGGATTATTTCTTTGAAAGGTTCATTCGGTTTTTGTCTCATTACAGTCATTGCAGTAAAGTCAGCATTTTTATCAGAAGATATAGCAGGGTCGTGACCTATGAAGTGTTGACCGAAAACACCATCCGGTTCACCTTCCTCGTTGTAGTTTGTTTCTGCTCTATCTAATAAAACTAAATTTGTATCTCTAGCACCCTCTAATATATCCATAGGAAACATACTAGCAACATCATGAATTGGCTCACAAAGATATTCACGAGAAAATTGTATAGCGGGCATTGAAAGCCTTCTTTGTTCTAAAGCCGCCATATCCCAACGTTCAGGCCATAATGCAACTCCTTCAGAATCAATTGCAGGATAAGTTTCAACTCTAAATGTTTCTTTTTGTTCTAATTCCGCATATAAGTCATTGTAACTAAATGGTGTACCAACCATCATTAATTTACTACTATGGTGAAGAACTGGAAGAAGTACACCGTAAAACCAATCAGCAGTTCTTTGAAGTTCAGTTCCACTAGTACCCCAAAGAATATCGTCACACACAACAACATCAGGGTGGAAACCACGAGTAGCCCCACCAACCGATTTTGCCATCAAACGACTACCATTTGTAAACTCGAAGTAAGACTTTGCCCACGGTTGTTTTCCGGCTGGCTTCAAATGATGTAGTACTGGAGTATTATCTATTAGATTTCTAATAAATCTCATATGTTCAAGTGTCTGTTCAAGAGAGTGAGAAAATATCATGATGTGAGTTTTCTTGTTAAATGCTGCTAACCATAATGCATATGACATAAAAAATACAGACTTACCGTGGTCTCTTGATGCTTTTACACAATAATAAGAATGTTCAGTTAAACCTGTTTCCCATGATTTATGATGATGATTGTAAAGAAACTCTAAACATTCTGTAAAAAAGTAATGAAATGACTTTTTAGCCATTTTTCTATCCATTTCAATAATGAATGATTTCATGTCTTCATTATCTTCAATCATATTAATCACTGATTTATTTCTTCACCTGTAAATTTTGCTCGTTCAGGAGTAACAACTTTGACCGGATTTTGTGCTTTTGCTGGACCTGATACTTGCATAGAACTATCTTGTACTGCAACCTTATCGTCATTAACAGGATAACCCATATGAAATTCAGGTTCTTCAGGTTCTTCAAAACCAGTAGTTGTGCTTTTACCAGCATTTACATAATTTCTGATTGTTTTCGGCACACCTGCAATTTTACCCGGCGTATCCATCGCTACATTAGTAGCAGCCGTACCAAGATTCATAGTTTGTTGTCCAGCAACACCAGCCCTTCCTAAATCAGAAATCATGTCACCACCTTGACTTTCAGATAAAGTTCTTGCCGCATTCCAAGCACCTAACCCTGCACCTGCTGCTCTACCAGCAAGACCTATACCTACTTGTAAAGGATTATACACTCTTTTTCCTTCTTCATCTAATTCAAAAAGATTTCTTTTTTTACCATCTACAGTAGTAAAAACATTCCCTACACCAATTTGTGTACCACCACTTTCAGGCGGTGGTGAAATATTACTAGCAACGGCTGGTGTAGCATTGCTCTGTTGTTTAATTATACCAACGTATGATTTTTTTATTCCGACATAACTCATTTTAATCCCCCACTGAAAGATACTTTGACCGCTTTGATTATTGTATCACTGTACCCATACGTCTTATGAATTCTTTCCCAATCACCCTTTGCATGTAAAATAGTTCTAACATCTTGAGATGTCACGTTTAATCTTTCAGCCATAAACTTAACATCAATACTTGAAGATTTATTCAAGTTATTATTAGGTACATGTTTCAACACATTTTCATCAGCAAAAGCATCGGTTAATTGTAATTTTTCCATCATTTTAATTAATTTTTCCGCTTTTTGAAAATCAGTGAGTAATGATTGTTGGGGGTCTGCAAAAGCACTTTGTGCTCTTTGTCTTTGTTCTTCAGTAATTCTTAAGTTTGGATTATTAGCAATATTTCTCATGGCTTGTTCTGTACCTTCAGGAGTTTGCGATGCTTGTTGTCTTGCTGCTACAGGACCGGGAAGTAAAGAACGGAAATTAGGAGGTGGTAAACTAGGTCTAACACCTACTTTATTATTTGCTATTATTTCAGCAGTAGGTGCTTTGATAGGAGGATTACTAGGAAATTCATTCAAAGTCATTTGACCACTAGGTAAAACAGGCGGTTGACCTGCAACACCGCCCGGCGGAGCAACTACAGGTGGAGGTGGAGTTACGACAGGTGGAGTTACGACAGGTGGAGGTGGAGGTGGAGCAACTACAGGTGGTGCAGCAGTGGGTCGTGAAAATCCTGAAGAAATTTTTGGAACTGACCCAACAAAGTTCTTTTGTGCATGTTCAGGTATACTTTCTACATCATGACCTTGTGCTCTCAAGTTATTACTTTGATTACTCTCATTTCTCGTAAATAATTCCATAGCACTTGCAGGAAAAGCAATGTGTTTTTCTAAACCATGACTTTCTAACATCATTGTAGAAAGAGCATTTGCAATGTTTCTCACTTGTGAAATATTTTCATGACCAGTCAAATCACCGGGTTTGAAACCTGCGGCCTGTAATTCTTCACCACTTAACATATCTAAAGCATGAATAGAAGTTGGACCTCCTGATTTACGATTTGCATTTAAACCGGAACTTAAAATAGTTGCATAGTTACGAACTGCTTTTGTATGTAAAGAGTCACCACCACCAATTTGGTTTTTTATTTTAGTGGAATGGGTATCACTATGAGACATCAAACTTTGTAAATCATCATGAGATAAAATCTCACCATTTCGTTTTCTAAACCCGCCTTGATATTTATTTTCGTAATATCTATCTAATTTTTTATGTAAAGAACCTGTTACAGTACCATCTTCTTTCACACGTATGTTACTATCGGTATTGTCACCAAACATTTTTTCAAAAAATGGATACATAGCCATATCATGTATAAAATCATCAAATAATTGCGTATTTCTTCCTTCTGCGGGTGCTCTATTATTTGTTTTAAAAATTTCACTTAAAGGATGTGTTTTACCAGTTTTAAAATCTGTCCACATTACACTATTCCATCGAGGGTCATTCATATCTACACTTTTTATTTCACCTTCATGTGGTATATGATTCATATCAGGTTCTTTTTGATGGTCAGGGTGTAATATTCTGTTTATACCTTCTTTTGCTTTACCTATTGAAAGACCAGAATCATCTTGACCATGTGGTTTTCTACCACCTCTACCATATTGTGGTTTCTTTTTACGTAAAAAATAATCATTTGCTAATTCTGGAATAATACCATAAGATGTAACATCTTTAAAAATAGCATTATTTTGAGTTATATCTTTAAATTGTTTTATTGCATAAGGGTCAAGAGGAGTTTTTTCTACACCTTGCTGATGGCTATCTCTATCTCTAGCAGTTTGTATCGCTCTAGGTACTAATCTACCATCTGCTGATTTAGCATAAGTGCTTGTTTCAGCAGTTATGTGTGGTACTTTTAAAAATCTTAAATTTCTAGTATTTGAATGTGCATGTGTCCTACTACTACCTAAATCTAAATGATATTTCTTTAAACTATCTGCTATACCACGATATGCTGGATTAGATAGCGATTCAAGATAAATTCCAAAAGCATGATTTTTCCCATGCATGTTAGTAGTACTGGTTACTAATCTACCATCTTGTGCTCGATGGCCTCTATCATCATCTTTATCATAATGACCTGTAACATTTTTTCTCCATTCTTTACTTTCAACATTTGGTAAGTCCCAACCATTTCTTTCATTATCTAAATCTATACCTTCTTGAACTATTTTTTGGGCATCCAGTGGATTGAACCCTGCACCGGGATATTGTTTACTCATTTTTTGTAAATGTAACCCAAGTTGATTTATGACTGCATCAATCCCATGAAAATGCACCCCATGACCATCATCCCACATAAGACCACCAAATGTGCCGGGTTTCATTTCCATATCATATAAATGACCAACACCTGAATGTCCAGATTGTTCATGGTCTACATGTCCTGAGTGAGCAAAAGGGGGAGCATCCATACCTTCCCATTTGTCAGGATTATCATTTAATGCTTCTTCAGGATACCATCTGTGTTCAGTAGTTCTCCCGTTGTGTACTAAATGAATACCATTACCTTTCTGTATAGGTTCACCTATAATATAAGTAGGAAAATAAACGCCTGAAGAAAATATGGGTTTCATTGTGTATTACCTCTAAGACCTTTTACCCCTCCTATATTTTCCATTCTATGGTCTTCAGTACCACCTTGAGGTTTTGTTGTCTGACCTGTTGGCGTTTGGTCAGCGTCGATTGTTTCTGCATTACCTGTACTTTTCTTTTTCTTTTCTTTAGCCCTTAATGTTCTTTCAGCAATTCTTAATATCTTGCCTAATTCTATTGTTGTTAAACCAAAAGCACCTTTTGCCACCATCATTGACGGTTGAGACATTGCATCCATTGGCATAGGTGTTGGTGAAATAGGTTTTTGCATCGGCATATAACCAGTAGCACCCGGACCTGACATTTGTGGTTGATTTAAATGAGGAACTTTTAGAGTACTAGGTGGTGTAATCGGTGGTAAACGATGAGGTTTCAAACGAGGCTTTGGTGCTGACATACCTTGCAATCTACCACCGCCTGTTTTTCCAGCATAATAACTACGAGCACCGCTTCTTGATTGTTGCGAAGTGGGAGAACGTACATTTCCTGCTCTTTTACGACTTTCTTGTTGACCTAAAAATTCTTTATATTTAGGCACATCTTTAGATTTAGGTTGTTTAGTAGCAACACCACGATGTTCCATTTCAACAGATAATGGGGCATGCATCAAACCTCTCAACTTACCTCTTTTTACAGAACGCATTTGACCTTTTGCCCTTCTACCAGTAGCACCTTTTGGTCCTAAAGAGCCGCCCGGTGGTGTTTTGAATTGTCCAGTAGAAGGTCTCCA